GTTGTTCTTTCGATAATCGTATGATTTGAAAGACCTGGTGCCATGTAAGACTCTACGAAGGAAAACTGACCGCCAGGTGTGCTTTGCTTCCACGCTGGTCGTGTTCCCATGTTCAATCCTGTCCATGTCGAAGAGATTCCATTACTATTAGTTGATGATGAAGGTGCCTGTACACTGATTGATTCAGTTCCAGACGGTGTTATATTGGTGCCGCTTTGAGGTTCAACTCCATGTCCACTTACACTATATGTATATCCAGTGTTATAGTCCATCGAGTTTATGACCTCAACCACTTCAGATGTTGTCTCTGTGTGAGTCGTCATTTGGCCCTGCTGAAAATTTGGGACAACGGGGACTGCTTGGGCGGTGGCACCTGTACTCAGGATTGCCACCACACTCATCGCAGTAAATAACGAGGTCTTTCCAGAAAGGATGGTCACGAGGATTCTCCTTACTTGATAAGGATTTCACTAGAGAACTGTCCGATTGCAGATGTGCCCGCACCGCCAGCAGTTAGCGCCATTGATCCATTGGAACTGATTGTACCAGCTAAGTCGCCAGCAGATCCAGCTGCATTACTTGTCATGCTGCCGAAGTTTGCAACCTCACCAGTTGTAACTGCACTAGTAGGAATTACGTCAGCTTGAGTGAATGTGGTACTGAAACTGAACGATTCCCCTGCAGTTTTCTGGGTTGCTGAAATAGTACCAGGACCATAGATACCACTAGCAATCGTACCACCAGTAATTGTTCCAGCAGTCGTACCGTCAGTAGTATTCACGTTATTACCTGAAATACTGTAGGAATTTCCTAGGCGAGTTGCTTGTGTTGCTGCTGAATTCACTTGCAGTTGAACACTAGAAGAGAGTCGATGGGTAAGATCAGCGTGTGCTGGTGCTGCCATCATTAACATAACGAATGGTAAAAATTTCTTCATTTTTCCATCGAGAGGGATCCTACTATATGTATATGGGGAAAACGTTACAAATATGTTCGGTAGGTACACCCATATGTTAATAGGTATGACTACTAAATATTTGCGGTTGCCTTCGGGGACCACACATACAAACTCGCTTATAAAAGGAGAATAACAAATGACTGGACTTAGAAAGTTCACCAGTAAAGATCTTGGTGCCATCGTAGATGCTACACAACGCTACAGTGTAGGCATGGACGATTTATTTTACAGACTGCATTCCTATGGGACGGGATCAGTCAACGAATCATATCCCCCATATAACATTGTCAAAGAATCAGAAATCAAGTGGAGAATTGAATTAGCACTTGCTGGTTGGTCAAAAGAAGATATCGAAGTTACTACTGAAAGTAATGTTCTTGTAGTAAAATCAAGAAAAGATAAGAAGGTCGAGGAAGAGTATCTACATAAGGGTGTGTCATCTCGCTCATTCGCAAGAGGGTTTAACCTATCAGATGATGTCGAAATCGGCACAGTCACTTTCAACAATGGATTGCTAGTGATAGAATTACAGAGGATTATCCCTGATCACCAGAAACACAGAGTTTATGAGATCCAAAATTCTTCATTACCTGAAGGTGGTGATGTTGCATCCAGCGACACACTTTAATATCTTGTCGGTAGGAATGTTAATCCTAATTGGATTGTTCCACAACCATGCACATTACACCATGGAAGTTGACGCTGACTCATATGTCAGAAATTGGTGCAGGAAAAATCCTGACACCTGCCGAAGTTATATTGATGAGTGGTGATATATAATGTACAACAGAAGAGACCCGCTGAGGGTCTCTTTTTATTTGAGGTTAGTATGAACATCTATCTAAACCTAAAACCGAATAACTATGAGGGAGAATCGGATCTCCTAACATTGGACTTGCCATCACACTGTATCGATGATATAATGAGACTAGTCCGTCCTATTGCGGAACAAAAGGAAACATCTGATTACAAAGTTCTCAAGGACGTAATCAAAGAAGCAGCATTTACTATTTCACAAAGAACAAATGAGCGTAAGAATCGTAAGAACAAGAAACGGTGAGGATGTTATCTGTGACATTCGAGAGATCTCTCAAGAGGGAGAATCTAAAGTCCTCGGGTATCAAATGATTCATCCATATACTATTTGGATCTCTGATGGTATCAATGCCGAGGATGATGAAGGGCAGATTCACAAGATCAGCAACCCTGAAATCACCATGGAACCTTTTGCACCATTAGCGAAGGAACATAAGATCATCGTTCGATACGATGAAATCATTAGTGCATACGAAACACATGACGATGTACTCAACAAATATAAAGAATTGGTGGAGGCAACACATGGAATCGAACCTGAAAGTGATCCTGTTGAAAAACGGGAATCTGAATGAGTATTTGATTGGTAAAGTTACAGAGTTGGATGAAGAACCTGCTCTGTTGGTAGAGGGATGCTATCGCATCCTAGAGGGTGGTGCTCTAGAGCAGTATCCTTTGTATTCGTCACAAAGAGATTTGTTCTTGACAAGTGAGTCACTTTTTACTATAGTGGATCCGTCAGACAAAATTCGCGACGAGTACAAAAAAGTAAATGGGTAGATTCTACACCAACGTCCAACTAGCAGGCAACACAATTCTTTATCGTGGGTATGAAGATGGGCAACCAGTCCAATCTCGTGCCCACTTTTCACCTACTTTATTTGTACCCTCCAACAAAAAAGAGAAGCATCAAACCCTGAGTGGTGAATATGTCAAACCAGTTAGGTTTGAATCTGCTAGAGAGGCAAGAGATTTTATCCAACAGTATGAAGGTGTCGATGGATTCCGAGTCCATGGATACGAAAGATTTGTTTATCAGTTTATCTCTAAGGAGTTCCCTAAAGAGGTTGACTATGATATCAGTCAGATGAAGATCTTTGCACTTGATATTGAGGTGCAATGTGAGAACGGATTCCCCAACGTAGAAGAAGCAGCAGAAGAAATGCTGTCTATCACCGTCAAAGACATGGTGACCAAGGAGTATTTTTGTTGGGCAACTCGTGAGTTTGAAGCACCTGAAGGTGTGAAGTCACATATCTTCTGGACTGAGAATGAAATGTTGAACCATTTCCTTGGATGGTGGACACAAAATACACCCGATATCCTTACTGGTTGGAACGTTAACCTTTACGACGTTCCTTATATCGCCCGTAGGGTTAATCGTGTGCTTGGGGAGAAGTGGATGAAGAGTCTGTCCCCTTGGAACCGTGCAAATGAGAGGGAAGTTTATGTCCAAGGTAGGAAAAATTATGCTTACGATATCTCTGGTGTCAATATTCTTGACTATCTGGATCTATATCGCAAGTTTACATACTCAAATCAAGAGTCTTACCGACTTGACCATATCGCTTTCGTCGAACTTGGGCAGCGAAAAGTTGATCACTCTGAATACGAAAACTTCAAGGACTTCTATACCTCTGATTGGCAGAAGTTTATGGAATACAACATCCAAGACGTTGAACTGATTGACCGATTGGAAGATAAGATGAAGTTGCTTGAACTAGCAATTACTATGTCTTATGATGCAAAGGTGAACTTTGAAGATGTGTATAGTCAGGTCCGTATGTGGGACACGATGATTTATAACTATCTAAAGGATCGCAATGTTGTAGTTCCCCCTCGCAAAGGATCAAAGAAGGATGAAAAATACGCAGGTGCCTACGTCAAGGAACCGACGCCTGGACTCTATAATTGGGTTGTCTCTTTTGACCTCAATAGTCTGTATCCTCATCTTATTATGCAGTACAATATCTCACCAGAGACACTCATCGAACAAAGACATCCCAGCGCAACGGTGGATCGAATCCTTGAGGAAACGCTAAACATTGATGATACTTACTGTGTATGTGCAAACGGTGCTCAATACCGTAAGGACATCCATGGGTTCCTACCAGAAATGATGCAGAAGATCTATGATGAACGTACCATCTACAAGAAACGAATGCTTAAGTCTAAGCAAGCTCTTGAACATGCCACCACATCTGCAGAGACCGTGGCACTACAAAAGGATATCTCAAAATTTAACAACATCCAAA